CAGAAAGGGTTTTGTGTGATGAAGACTGAAAAGGAAGTTGTAAGGGATTACCGGAAAATCAAAGAGGATTATGAATGGCATCCGGACATATTCACAAAGGATGATGAAAGGGTCGGAAAGGTCAAGGAAATAATCAACACAAAGTTGTCTGTCATTGACAAGACCATCATCATTCTTTATGCAGATTGTCAGTCATACAGGAAACTTGGAAAGAGGTTGGGTGTGTCTCACATGACCATCAGAAGAGAGGTTCAGAGAATTAAGAAAATCATATTTGATGAGTATGGAAAATGTTGATTTTATAAATGCAGTCAGAGAAATGAGGTTGTCACAGAAACATTACTTTGTGACAAGAAATAAGGAAGAATTGCAGAGAGCAAAGGCACTTGAGAGAAAAGTGGACTTCATGCTTGAGAAGATGGATGAACCAAGTATTTTTTAATCATGAAAACATACATTGACCTTTTGCTTGTGGCAGCAATCACCATCTATGTTGTTGACCTGTCCGGATTCACAGAGTCTTGGAGGGGAATGATTGCCAAATGGCTGAACATATCTGAATCAGCATTGAGACCACTGCCTCCGTTTGATTGTGGCAAGTGTGCAACTTGGTGGGTGTGCATCATCTATTCTCTTTGCACAGGTTCATTCAGTCTTGTCATCCTTGCATACATTGCACTCCTGTCATTCCTCTCAATTCCACTTGGTCAGTTTTTTATATTTGTAAGAGAGGGATTGAATTGGATGATTGGCAAAATGATTGGATGGTATGAATAAGTTTGAGGAATACTGCATATCACTCCCACAGGAGCAAAAGCAGAGACTGATTGGTCTGTTGAGAAAGTCTTTGAGACCAAGTCCATCCGGCAAGACCTTTGAATTGATGCATGATGCAATGGTCAAGGTGTTGGGAAAAGAGGTGTTGACAAAGAGCAGGGACAGAGACCTTGTTGTTGGTAGAACAATATTGGCATATTCCTGTGCAGTGTTGGGATGGACTGAACACACCATTGGCAGATATTTAAAGAGAGACTATGCAAGTGTTCACAAAATGAAAAACAACATGAAAGATTGGATAAAGTTTCCTAAAGTGTTTGGGAAAGAAAATGATTTGTATGTAAAATTTTTAAAGGAGTGGAACAATGAAACTCACAGATGAACATTTTCAGACATTGAGCCAATATGAGACTCAATTCAGAACTGCAGTCAAAGCAAGGTGGGCAAGGATTCCGGGAACTGCAGCATTGCATGAGATTCACAGGATTCAGTTTGAGGTCACAAAGAGAAAGACTGCACTGAACACATCCTGCTCAACATGTGTCCTCCGTCTGTTGACAGACATGGGTCACATCTATTTTGCAGACAAGGCAGAGAGAGAGGAAAAGAACAGAGTGCAGGTGTCAGATGAACAGATTCCTGTGCAGGAGAAAGTTGAAGTCAAGACAGAAACCAAGAGAGGCAGAAAGCCAAAGACAAAGTAATGCAGTACAACCTTGCAACAGAGTTAGACCAAGAGAGATTTGTCAACAGAGCAAACGCACTATTGCAAAAGAGGTGTGTCATTGAGTTGACAGAGAAGACTTTCCGGTCTCCCAATCAGAACAGATATTTGCATCTGCTGATTGGAATAATTGCAATGGACACAGGTGTCGGTCTTGAATATGCCAAAAGAGAATACTTCAAGAAACTTGTCAACAGAGACATATTTGTCATCAAGAAGTCTGACAGGTTTGCAGGTGAAGTGGAAGACTTGAGGTCATCAGCAGATTTGACCATTGAGGAAATGTCAATGGCAATTGACAGGTTCAAAAGATGGGGTGCGGAGAATGGTTTCTATATGCCAAATCCGGAGGACACTGCACTCCTCAAGGAGATTGAGATTGAAATGGGAAGACTTAAAATGTACTTATGAAAAAGATTATTAAAAGATGTTTGTCTAAAGCGGAGGCAGACAAGTTGAGAGATAAAGCAATCAGTATGGGATTCAGAGCATCATCCTTTTTCCGGTGTGGAAAGTATGCATGTATGATTTCATCAGACCAAGAGATTCCGGAGGAGATTGCAAAGGCATTTCTTGGAGGTTGCAGAAACATGGCAAAATAAAGACTTTTCCTTGCAGATGAACAAGGTGTCATCTTGACAGAGAAAGTGTCTGAAATGGCAAAGTAACAAACAAAGGAGGTGAATCATGGGAATACCATTGAAACCATTTATCAATCCACTTGCAGGAAGACCACTGCATTTTACTCCCAAGCAACTTGCAGAGAAGTTTGAGGAATATGTGAGGTGGTGTGAGGACAATGTGATTGAACTTGGAGAAAGACAGAAAGGAATTGCTCCCGGAGGTTATGTGGATAAAACAACCACAAACTATAAACAAAGACTCATTTCCATTCATGGTTTCCTTGTTTACATAGGAAAAACTGCAAGATGGTGGGGAGAGTTATCAAACGGAAAGCAAGGAGACAAATTTTCGGTAGTCAAAGCACATATAACAGAGTATTGTGAAGATTATCAGAAAGAAATGGCTGCTGCAGGAATCTTCAATGCAAACATCATCAGCAGACTCTTGGGATTGGCAGACAAGAAAGAACTGACAGGAGAATCAATCAACATCATTGTGAACTCTCCGGAGGAAAAGGAGAAACTTGAATCAATGAAAGATATGCAGATATGAGTGAGATGAGATTCAGTGGTGTCTATTGGAAGATATATGAGGCAGCAAAGAAAAGACCAAGATATATCTCCAATAAGGGTGGAACAAGGTCAACCAAGACATATTCCACACTGCAGTTCCTGCATCTTCTTATCCCTGCAGTGGACAAGGCAGGAGACATCACCTCTGTTGTTTCTGAATCTTTCCCACATCTCAAGAAAGGTGCAATCAGAGACTTTGAAAAGATTGTTGGACATCCTCTCAAGGGTGACTCCCATTGGAATGAGACAGAACACACATGGACATATGACAATGGTGCAAAGTTGGAATTCTTTTCTGCAGACAACTCTGACAAGGTTCATGGTTCACAGAGAAAGAGGTTGTTTGTCAATGAGGCAAATCACATTGAGTGGGAGATTTTCAGACAGATGGCAGTCAGAACATCCTCCATCATATTCCTTGACTACAACCCTGCATCAGTCTGTTGGATTCAAGAGAAAATTGAGTGCAAGGAAAACTGCATCCTTATCAAGTCAACATACAAGGATAATCCATTCCTTACTGCAGAACAGGTCAGAGAGATTGAAGACAATAAGGATGATGAGATTTGGTGGAAAGTCTATGGTCAAGGATTGGAGGGAACACTTGATGGTCTCATCTATGAGTTTGAACAGATTGACAGGTTGCCTCCAAAGGGAGTGGACAAGCCGGAGTCAGAAAAGACTGATGAGGAGAAATATGCTGATTCCCTTGTGGAGATTCATGGTCTTGACTTTGGATTCACCAATGACCCAACTGCAAGAGTGCAGATATATGCAGACCCAAAGAGAAAGCACTTGTATGTCCGGGAAAGATGCTATCAGACCCACATGCAGAACAAGCATATCATTGAGGACTTGAATGCAGACAAGGTTGGCAAGTTTGTTGAAATCTTTGCAGACTGTGCAGAACCAAAGTCAATCAAGGACATTCAAGATGGAGGGTTCAGAGTGGTTGCCTGTGACAAGGATGCTCCTGTCAAGTCTGATAAGCTCAAGTTCCAACTCCAATGGATGCAGGGATGGAAACTATTTGTCACAAAGGATTCACTCAATCTCATCAATGAGCTGAGAAACTATGTGTGGCAGAAAGACAAGGATGGCAAAGCTCTGAACATCCCAATTGACAAGTTCAACCACTTGCTTGATGCAATGAGATATGCAGTATGGACAAAGTGGGGAGTGAATGCCGGACAAGGTGAATATCATGTATCTATACCAAACAGAAAACACAAAAGAAGATGATAAAGATAATTGACAATTACAGGAATCTCCCTGTTGGAAAATGGTTGGAGATTATGGAACTCTCAAAGGATGAGAATGTGGATGCATTGGAGCAGCAGGTTAAGACCATTGCCATTCTCACAGGATTGACAGATGATGAAGTCCTTGACCTGCCAATCATGGAATATAAATCCCTTGCAGCCAAGACCATGTTCCTTGAAAAAGAATATGATGGTAAGTTGCAGATTGCAAAGTCCTATGGTCTTAATGGCATGGAGTTGATTCCTGTCAAGGATTTCAGCAAGATAACCACTGCTCAATATGTGGATTATCAGACATTCTCAAAGGAGGGTGACATGTATCTTGTTCAGACCTTGTCCACACTGCTTGTTCCAAAGGGCAAGAAGTATAATGATGGGTATGACATGGATGCAGTCCAACAGGCAATAAGGGATAATCTCTCAGTTGCTGATGTCCTGTCTTTGTATGCTTTTTTTTTGACCAAGTGGGTAAAATCAATCAAGGATTCCCAAACCTTTTTGGACAAGGAGATAAGGAAGATTTCCAACAAGACAATGAGGGAGAGACTGATGAAACAGATGCAGGAGATGCATTCCAAGACAAATGGGGTTGGATAGCAAATGTTGACAATGTCTCTGAGACCTGCAGGTGCAGTTGGGATGATGTTTGGAGAATGAGTGCAATTGAATTCCTCAATCTCATCTGCTACAGGAAGGACAAGGTTGCAAGGGAAAAGGAGGAACTTGAAAAGTGGAAAAGAACACATTGATATGGATGCTTTAATGGATTTGACAGAGCTGCATCAAGTGTTGCAGGATTATGCAAATGACATCCGGGAAAGATATAAGGATGTCCTTGCAAACAATGGTCATATTGCCTCACATGATTTGGTGAACTCAATCAAGACTGAGGTTGTAGATGGGGAACAGGCATATGAGGTGACAATGACCCTTGCAGACTATTGGAAATATGTGGAGTATGACACAAGACCACATTTCCCTCCTCCGGATGCGTTGCAGAGGTGGATTGAGATAAAGCCTGTAATCCCAAGACCGGGTAAGAATGGCGGGATTCCAACTCCTAAACAACTTGCCTTTCTGATAGGTAGGCATATCAATACCTTTGGCACAACAGGAACTCATGACTTACAGAAGACAAAGGATGACATCTTTGCTTGGTATCAAGAGAAAATCACTGCTGCACTTGGAAGAGATATGGCAAATTACATAAGAAAGATAGTCCGGTGAGAACCGCACAAATGCGTTTTTAGGTTTATATACTTCCATCATGGGGTGTTCCATTTACGGAGCATCCCATTTTTATATTTTATGAAAAACGAAATATGGCACATCCAATTTGGAAAGATTATTATGTGGACTTAAACAGTCTTAATGATTTTGAGGAGTTCCGCATTCTCTGTAATGGTGAGGTAATATATACAGGAAAGGCTTACAGGAGACCCGGTTCAAATGCAATATTGATACGCATTAATGAAATCTGTGCTGATTACTTGAAACTTGGTTGGAATTATGCTGATATGCCAACATTTGAGGTGCAGACAAAACATTTAAGTGTGTCTCAAGGTTTTCAATGGAATACAATTGACTCTGTTACATTCCTAAATGATTGGTCATATGACTACAACTATGACCCAACAACAATGGGGATGGCATTCCCGGTTAATGGTATTCTTGACAGGAGGCAGTGGGTGCTTTACACTGCTTATGATACGGATACAATTTCAGTCTCTGTCAAGGTTGTTGGTGGAGGTTCTTTCAAAGTGTTCATCCCTTTGGCAATCAGTGATGATTTTAATGAGGACTTTAATTTGGATTTCTCGCATTCTCTGAGGAATCAAAATTCCGGCACTGCAGTCTTTGATATGTCTAATTGGGGCGAGGTGGAGTCTATAACTATTGGAGACAAGGTGTTCAAGGTTGTAGACTCATGTAGCAGATATGTCCTTTATTACACCAATGCCTATGGAGGTTGGGATTCCCTGTTGATTGAGGGCAACTATTCAGAGACTGATAATCTCACAAGGCACACAAGGGAAACAGAGTATGACAACAGAAACATTCAAAACAGAGGAGTCTACAACTATGCGAATGAGATTTCCAAGACAATTACTCTGCACACATCATGGTTGTCTGATGATGAGTCATCAAGGATGCATCACCTGCTCAATTCAACCAATGTCTATTTGGGTGACATCCGCACAGGGGAGATGATTCCTGTCATTATTACCGACACAATTACGGAATATAAAACTTACAAAGGCAATGGTGGCAAGTTGGTGAACTATGCAATCAATGTCTCTGTAGCAAATAACAGGGTGAGAAGATGAGAAAAAAGATTGCTTTATATATTGCAGACCAATTGGTTGATTTGGATGAGCAGTCATTTGTCCTGTTCAACTACACAATGGAGGATTTGACAAATCCAACAATCGTGAGGAATTCCTTTTCCCAACAGATAACTCTGCAGGGTACACCCAACAACAATAAGATATTTGGTGACATATTCCGCTTGGATAGGGTCACTCAGTATGGGGAGGCTCTGACAGGTGCATTTTTCAATGCCTCAAGAAAGACTCCGTTTGTAATATACAATGACCTTAATGAGATAGTTGAAAGTGGTTACATCAAATTGGATGATGTCTCCCGGAATAGGGGGAATGTGGAGTATAAGGTCACATTGTTCGGTGGTCTTGGCTTATTCTTTTATAATCTGATGTATAAGGAGGATGGCAACAGAAAGACACTTGCAGATGTCCGTTATATGACATCTAATGGGACATATACATCAATTCCCGGTCATTTCGGACAGACAGGAGGATATGGGATGCAGCAGGATTGTTGGTCATATCTTGCAGACCCTGTGAATTACAATCCGGAAGACTATGACAATTGGTGGGTTAACATCATAAACTTTGCTCCTGCATATAACGGATTGCCGGACAACTTTTCTGCTGACAAAGCGGTTGTGACAAGGGATTCATTTGCAAACATGCCTGTGATGACATCCAAGACAGGAGCATCATCAAATCTGATGCTCTTTACAAACCCACACACAGAATGGGAAATCAAGGACTTGAGGTGGTATCTGCAGAGACCTGTTATTAGTGTCAAGGCAATATTTGATGCAGCCTGTGACCATGAGAACAATGGAGGGTGGAATGTTAGCATTGATTCAGACTTGCAGGATTCTATAATTTATAAAGATGCTTGGATGACATTGCCTCTTATCCCTGCAGAGGACAGGGGCAAGGAGGATGCCATTGTCAGATTGTTGTCATCAATGAAGTCTCCTGCAGAATATATCATATCATTTGCAAAGACATTGGGTTTTGTATTCTTGTGTGATGCAGCAAGTAAGTCAGTCACCATCATGTCAAGGGCAAAGTTCTATTCTGAACAGGAAACAATTGATATGACTGACAGAATAGATGCAAGAGGATTAAGAATCTCTCCTGTATTGTCTCAGTCCCGGTTTTATCAGTTTGGGTCTTCTGCAATAGGTGAATGGGCATCTCAATACAGAAAGGATTTTGGTCTTGACTATGCCATTCAGAGAGTTAACACAGGCAATGAATTTAACAATGACATAACTGTTGTAACAGATGGAATTGTTTTCAAGGATGCGGTGGAAGTGCAGGAGAGGAATCTTCTGTTTGTTTCAGAATTTGACAGGGATGAGGTTGTTGGAAATGGTATTGACATTCTCAGATTGCCAAGATATGAGGGTGTCAAGTTGCAACAGTGGAAGATGGAAACCGGAGAGGAAGTCATGGAAGAAGTTGACATCACATCCCCATATGAAAGATTCCTGTTCTTTGACAATCCGGATTATCCTCTTTCTGATTGGTTGCCGAAAGTGCAGTTTCATGAAGATGATAACAAGTCCGTTGATGGTTCTGAGGTCTTGGTGATTTTTAATGGTGTTAAAGAGACTCCTCAGTGGGCAAATTGGGCAAGGTTGCATTATCGTGTGACAGATGACACTCCGGACATGGTGTTGTTGAATGATGGTGTGCCTTGTTGGAATTTTACAGAGGAAAACTCAAGGATGGTGACTGCACTGCCATCATTCAGAAGATGCCACACATATGATGTTGATGGGGATGATGTCATTGATGCAACATTTGAATGGGGTGAGCCATTGTCAAGAGGAGTCAATGGGGTTTTCCACAATTCAACAGATAAGGCAACCATTTACAACAAATGGTGGAGGAATTATCAGAGTGACAGGTATGATGATGACACATTCAAGATGACATGCAAGGCAGATTTGCGAGGATTGCAGGTCGGTCAAAATCTCATGAGAAAATTCTTTTACTATCAAGGTGCAGTCTTCGTGTTGAATGCCATCAAGAATCATTCTTTGACAACATGGGATGACACAGAATGTGAGTTTATTAAGGTGCAGGATAAATCAAATTATCAGAACTAAATATGACAGAGGAAACAATCACCATTCTCAAGGTGGGAACTGAGGATGCGGTCAAAAGTGTTAATGACCTTAAAGAGAACATCAAGATGCTCAAGCAGAATCTTGGTGAGTTGGAGATTGGCACTGAGGCATATCAGACCACTCTTGAAGAATTAAAGGTCAATCAGAATGCATTAAAAGATGCAATGTATGCAACCACAACATCAATGGAGGATGTTGCTGCAGCAGCAACAGGTGCATCAAAGTCATACAACTCCCTTGTTCATCAGATGGCTGCTCTTAAAGAAGAGTGGAGGGCAACTAATGATGAGGCAAGGAGGAATGAATTGGGTAAGCAGATTGCAGACATCAATCAGCAGCTCAAGGACATGGATGCATCTGTGGGTAACTTTCAGAGGAATGTAGGAAACTATGAATCCGGAGTTGCCGGAATTGCAGCCAAGTTTGATGCATGGGGTGCAACCCTTAAACAGATGCCTCCTACACTTGGAGCTGCAAAGGAATCCATTGGTAAGGTGGGAGAGACAATGCAGTTGGTTGGTAAGCAACCAATCTTGGGAATCATTGGTCTTCTTGCTCCTATCATCATGAAAATCACTGCATCATTACAGGAGAATCAGACTGCAATGGATGCGGTCAAGAAACTGATGCAATCCCTGCAACCTGTCTTTGATGTTCTGTCCGGAGTGCTTGAGGGAATTGCACAGGGTCTCTCTAAGGCAGTTGATTGGTTGGTGCAGTTTGTTGGAGAGTCTGATGGAGTCAAAAAGGTTATATCTTCCATTGCAGGAGTGGGAAATTCAATTCTGCAGTATCTTCTTGCACCTATCAAGTCAGCAATTGCAGCAGTCAAGGGATTTGGCAAAATCATGGGTGATGTCTTCAAAGGCAATTGGAGTGACATCAAGACTCATGCAAAGGAGACAGGGCAGGAGATTGCGGATGCATACAAGGAGGGATTCTCTTTCAAGGCAAATTTTGAAGAGGGTAAGGCAGCAGGGGCAAAGTTTGTTTCCGGAGTCAAAGATAACAAGGTGGAAGCCAATGCAGCAGGAAAGGAACTTGGTGAGGAGATTGCAAAGGGAGTGGAGGAGGGACTTAAACTTGCTGACTTTGAAAAGGCACTTGCCAAAGGTGAATCTCGCAATAATGCTAAGTTTGAAGCAGAGAAAGCAGAGATTGAGGCAATGAATGATTGGTGGACACAAGAGATGGAATCCGTTGATGAGGCGGTCAATGCTATGTTTGAGCAACATGTTGACCAACTGCTTGAATCCACCAAGTCAAAGAGCAAACTGACTGCAGAGCAAATTGTGGGTTCAACAATGGAGGTGGCAAATGCGACATCCGGACTGATGTCTGCTCTTGCAGATATGTATGAGAGTGATGAGAAAAATGCGGAAAAGAATGCCAAGAAAATTAAGGCACTCCGCATTGCCTCCGCTACTATTGACATGCTGAATGGAGCAGTGGCAGCATTTGCATCCGCACAGACTCTCCCTCCTCCATTTGGTCAGATTGTAGGTGCAGCCAATGCAGCAGCAGTCATCGCAATGGGTGTGGCTAACATCAACAAAATCAAGTCTACCAATCCCACAGGAGGAAATGCACCGGGTGCAACCGCACCGACACCTGCAGTTGTGTCTGCACCGAATGTTGACACAAACCTGCAGTCAGTAAGAAATGTTACTTCTGCCTCAGAGGAGGAAAGGCTTAATCAGATGGCAAAAGACCAAAGGGTTTATATTGTTTCATCTGACATTGAGGCAGCTCTTGATGGCAATAAGACAAGAGTGGAAGAGTCATCATTCTAAAATGCTTTACAGATTTAGTGAAATTTATATTTGATGTAAAAAGGATTTTATGGTTGTGACAATTGATGGTATTCCTGTTTTCAATGCAATCATCTCTGATGATGATACAGGAATGTTCAAAATATCTCTTGTGGATGAACCTGCAGTGATGTCCAATTTCCTTGCTTTTGATAAGGCAAGGAAACCTCTTATGTATGCGGTTGCAAATGAGGAAAAGAGGATTGTCAGAGGGGTTGTCATGAGAGCTGATTTCCCAATCTACAGGTATGATGAGAGCTTTGGTGAATATTACATCATCTACAAGGCAGACACTATAAGACAGATGGCAGAGAAATACCTGCTTGAATCAAGGCAGAATGATGTGAATCTCATGCATGGGGATGATTCTGATGTGGATGGTGTTCAGATGGTGCAGTATTTCATCAAGGATTCTGCCAATGGAATCAATCCGGCAGGGTTTGAGGAGATTGCAGATGGTTCTCTGTTCGCTGAATTCCACATTGTCAATGATGATGTGTGGCAGCAGGTCAAGGATGGCACATTCAAGGGTTATTCTCTTGAGGGTGTCTTTGACCTTGTGCCGGAACAGGATGAGGAAAAGGTGGAATCCATTGTTGATTCTCTTGAGGGCAAGTTCAATAAACTTTTTAAAAATTTC